TAGAAAAAATTTTAATTGCTGACGGAGATACAGTTATTGAATTGACTGGCGCAGATAAAGAAGCATTTCTTGCTGCAAGAGAAGCACGTCAAGCAGAAGAATTAATACTTGAAGCCGAGCAGTTAGCAAAACAAACTGCGCGTGCTAATGCAATACAAAAACTTGCTGAGATCGCCGGATTAACAGAAGAAGAGATTAACTCAATTCTTTAAATGTATATACATTGTGTATACAAATAATTAAACTAAATTACATTATAATTAATTAAGTTCTTGCGCCCAAATAGCGCAGGAGAAAAATATGCGTTTCAAGATAACTACATTAGCAATAACATTTTCATTAATAACTTCACCAGTGATCGCTTTTACTGAACCTTTTCCTGGAAGTTATCGTGAAAATAGAGATATAACTTGTCCGGCACAATATCCTATAAAAACAGGTGAGGGTGTTATGGGTGGAGGTTATATTACAACTTGTTGGACTCAACAGGCTTGGAATCTTCAGATGGCCGGAGGGGATGATTGGACTAGATGGTTAGCCGGAACTTACACTCCTGCTCCTACGCCTACACCTATAGTTACAGTTACAGCCGAACCAATTATTACTGAAAGAGTTGTAGAAAGAGTTGTTTCGGGAGGAACTCAAGTTCTTGTAAAAGAAGTTCCTGCACCAGCACCGGATCTTTCAACTATGAAAAAAATAAAAGATCATATAAAGAAATTAAAGAAAGAAATTAAGTCACTCGAGAAGAAACTAAAAACAAAATCGAACAAATAGAAGAAAAACCTTGGTTCACGATTGAAGAAATTTTAGATGCTTATCAGAAACGTTTTGTTGTTTTAGGTCACAAAAGACAACTTTGGCTAACTGATAAGCATCTGATTAATCGTTTAAATAAGTTCTCTCATCCTCAATTTGCTACAACGGCAGATTTAGAGAACGCTGTTATGCTTTCGCCGGCGCAATCAACTAGAAAAGCAAACATTAATCGTTACAAAATGATCTACAGGCATCTTATTTATTTAAAACTTATTCCGGAAATAGAATCACCTGCAGAGAAACTTCCTAAATTAAGAAAACCTAAATCAAGCCCTAGACCTTTTACGCATAATGAAGTCGCTTTAATTATGAAAGAAGCGAAAGAGCCTCAGAAGCATTGGTTTATTTTGTCGTGCTTTGCCGGTTTAAGGGCTGCAGAGATTTCGTTATGTGCCGGCGCTGATCTTGAAGAGCAACAAGATGGTTATATGTTACGAATTCCAGCAGGTAAAGGTGGAACTGATCTTGCTTTACCGGCGCATCCGATCGTTGTAGAAATGATCAAATCGTATAAAACTTTTGCAAGATTATGGCCAACTATGAAACCTCACTCTTTGTCAGTTGCCGCATGTAAAGAACTTAGACGATTAGGGATAAACAAAAAACTTCACTCAGGCAGACATTATTTTGCAACTAACGCTTATTCGGTTTCCGGTGGGGATATTTTAGCCGTTTCTAAACTTATGCGTCACGCTTCACCGGCTACTACAGCGATTTATGCAGAATTGGCTTCGCCTGTAGCAAAAAAAGTTATAAATTCTTTAACGATTCCTACTGTAGAATTAGATTAACGAAAGGTTTATAAATGAATATTAAAATTATGAAAGATGTTGTTTTCCGTTCCGTTGCACTATTTTTAGTTACAGCCTTACCGGCTATTGGTGCTGGTTCTTTTATAGGTGTAGAACCTGTTAATTCTGCTGTAATTGCTGGAGCGTTAGCAGTTTCTCGCATTATTACTGATCTTGCTAAAGCATTTTTAGATGACGGAAAACTTACCCAAGAAGAAGTCGATGCAATATTTAAAAAGGCTAATAAGAAAGAAGAATCAAAATAAATGGGATTACCGATTCAAGATGGAAAGATTACAACTCCTTATAAGAAAAAAGGAAAAATGTGGTCTAAGGGTTACCATACAGGAATTGATTTTGCTGTTCCTGTTGGAACTAACATTATTGCTGTCGCTGATGGTGTTATCGCTAACGCCAACTGGGGCAAATCCTACGGCGTACAAATTGTTCAAGAAGTTGTACAAAACGATAAAAAATCTTGGGTTATTTATGCACACTTGTCGAAATCATTAGTTAAAGCCGGAGATAAAGTTACAAAGGGTCAGCATATAGGCGAATCCGGTAATACCGGTAATTCAAGTGGTCCACACTTACATTTCGAGAATAGAAATAATATTCGTTGGAGTGCCGGACAAGATTTAGATCCGAAAGCGATCCTAGAAGCATAAATGAATAGGCGCAATAACCTGCGCTTACTTTTAATTTTTATCCTCATTGGATTTGTTATTTCACCTGCTTTTGCTGACGAGCAAGAAATAAATTTAACTCCTGAACAAACCTATGTTGATGTGCCGGTTGTAACCGAAGAGCAAACAACTATTCATATAGAAACTATTTCGGGAACTCCTCAGACTAACCCATCGTTTATTGATTCTTGGGTTTATTTATTAGATTCAACTTATAACGTGTTATTTGCTGATGATGATTCAAACCATAGTGCTAGCAACGTGTTAGCATCTAAAATTAATCGAGTTATCGAAGCAGGGCAATATTATATTCGCGCAACTTCTTACGCTTTTGTTTGTTGCAACAATCCTGTAACCGGATCTTATCTTTTAACTTGGAACGGCGTAACAACTATTACCCCTACACCTACGCCGTCAATCGAACCGACTCCAAGTTTAGAACCTACTATTTCACCAAGTCCAACTTTAGAACCTGAATTGCCTACACCAACTCCGACGATAGAACCAACATTACAACCAGAGATAAACCAAAACACAGATAACTCAGAAAGCGAACCGATTTTAATTTCGGAAACTCCAACGCCACTACCAGACATAACCCCCCAAGAGATAGTAACGATAGAGCAAGAAATAGAAGAACAAATAGTTGTAGAAGAAACATTAGAAACACCAATCGAAGAAGTTTCACTAAGTATAGAAGAATTACAAGAACAAATAAATGCTGAATATATAGAAGAAAACACTATACAATTAGAGTTACCAACTGCGCTAGTTGATATTCCTGGCGCTGAATTAATATTTGCTAGTGCTGAAGCAGTTTTAAATGTTGGTTCCGACATGACGGAAGAAGAAAGAGAAGAAGCGCAATCGGTTGTTGTTAGCGCAATCGTATTAACACAAATAGCGCAAATGGCTAGCGTAGGAATTAGTAATAGGAGATTTAAATAAATGAACTGGGTTAAAAAATATTTACTGGCTTTTGCTTCAGACACTTGGACTTATGTTGGATTATTAATCGCATTTTTCACTTTAGAGGGTTCTGCTAAAATTGTCACAGGTTATTTAATTCTAGGTGGATTAGCGATTTGGTTAATCTCTTTACCTTGGAGAGAAGATTCTTAAATGTGGATTCTTGAAGCCGGTCAATATGCCGGTGCTATTACAGCGATCTTGATTTTAGCCGGAATAATAATAAAGTGGGGGATCTTGAAGCCTATAAAAATTTACATAGACCAAGCGACTTACCCTATTCATCCGGAGAGCAACGGAGGCAGATCCTTGCCCGATGCTATAGAGGGAATTAAAAGGATAGAAAATAAAGTAATAGATATAGACACGAGATTAACTAAACTAGAGGATAAAAAGCGCTCTAAATCCTGACTTTGTCGGTGCGACACTATAGGCTTTTTAAAGCCCTATAGAGAGGATAAATAAATGGGTGAAACTGATCTATTAGATAAATTAATTCAAGAAGCAGACGAAACCGAATTCAAATGCTCTTGTTGTAATTTAGGAAACTGCGTTTCTATTGACGAAATGGTGGAGCCTTATGGGTTTTGATCTTTCGCAATATGAAACTGTAGACGAACGTTTGCATAAATTTTATGAAACGAATCCGAACGCGCGTGTATTTACCGAATTAGTTTCTTTCACTAATGAGCAATACATTGTAAAAGCGTTTATATTTCGCGACGCAAACGATACTCAACCACTTGCAACTGGTTACGCTGAAGAAAGAATCGGATCTTCTCCGGTGAATCGTAACTCTGCTTTAGAGAACTGTGAAACATCGGCTCTCGGCAGGGCTTTAGCAAATGCGGCAGTTAGCGCTAAAGGTAAAAGACCAAGTGCGTTAGAGATGGCTAAATCAGAAAGGCAAGAGGGATCAACTTACAAACATGTAGGAGGAGCACCTTTTCCAACTGAAGCGTCAGAAAAGCAAGTTGCTTTTGTAAAAACTATCTGCGAGGATGCTTTTACAAATTCGGGTTGGTTAAATAATCCGGAAGCCTTAACTCATGTAACAGAGTGGTTAGGAAATAAAAGAACAATAAAATCGTTTAATGAATTCTCTAAAAAAGAAGCAAGCAGAATCATTAACGACAAGATGGGAACTCAAGGAGTCACGAACCTTGTAAAGTTCTTGCAATCAAAACAACCTGCAGATCGTGATCCTTGGGAAACCCCTAAAGATTAATACCGAAAGGTGTTACATGCTGGAAGAACTATTATTGGCTCTGTTCGGAATTAGAACAGAACCTCCTGTGCAGGAGTATCCGAATAGAGTCGTAGTAGTACAAGAAAGTAGATCTAGAGATTTTGTAGATTACGCAAGAAAAAAGATAGATAACGAAACAGAATTTAAATGTTTTGATGAACTTATGCACCGAGAATCTTCTTGGAGAACAAGAAAAGATCCTCAGTTCGCCGACAATCCAAACTCAAGTGCTTACGGAATTCCACAGGCGCTTCCTGGACATAAAATGAGTTCAGCAGGACACGATTGGGCAACTAACCCAATAACTCAGATTCGGTGGGCAATCGGATATATTGAAGAACGTTATAAAACGCCTTGTAAAGCGTTAAAGTTTCACGACGAAAGAGGTTATTACTAATGATCGATATTTTGATAATGCTTTTCTTTATGAGTTTTGCAACTATCTGTTTAATTGTCCTTTTAGTGATCAGTTTGTATGCTATTTGGGCAAACCTAAAATCCGAACCGGAAGATAAATTAGATTCGAGGATTTTTAAATAATGGGATTAAAAGAGGCTTTAGATCAAGAACCAGAAGTTATTAATCAAGTTTGCAGAATTCATGCAATTAAGAAAAAAATGTCTGCTGAGGATAAAAAGGTTTTAGACGAATCTTTACTAGATCCGGAAGTTTCTACAGCAGGATTGTGTCGCGCACTTAAAAGGGAGGGGTTCTCCATTAGTATTCATGCTATAGGTAGACACCGAAGAGGAGATTGTATATGTCGCTTAAGGAATCTTTAGAAGATTTAAATAATCAAAAGTCACCGGATCAAAAGCCTTGGGCAGAGATCGGACTCGACGGAGGCGAAATTTACACCGGTGTGCTTGATTCACCTATAGCCGATGATTGGACTCCGATCCTTAGATCTTTCGGTTTAGATCCTGACGTATTTATGGTTGTAGATGACAAAGTTAAAATGTCCAAGTGGCAACAATCGAAAAGAACAGAATCCGGCGATCGTGACGTAATTTGGTTGTACGCCTATAAAGCAGTTTTTAAACGCAAAGCCGGATTAGTTTTAGCCGATTCAGAATTCGAAAAGTACCGAAAAGAAGTTAAAAACTTTAAACCTAGAAAACCTATTAAAACTTCCGATGAGCAACCTACGACTTTTGTTGTTAATTGGGCAGATTGGCAGTTAGGTAAATCGGCAGGAGGAGGAATCAAATCAACAGTTAAAAGAATCGAGGAATCTTTTCAAAAAACTGTAGATCGAATTCATGATTTAAGAAAACTTGGAAGAAATATTAACGAAATAGCGATAGTAAACATGGGTGATCCTGTGGAGGCTTGCACAGGACATTACGCATCTCAAGAGTTTTCAGTTCAGGCAACGCAAAGGCAACAACTCTTACTCGCTTTAGATCTTTGGACTATCGGATTAAAAACTCTTTCCGATTATTCCGACAACATCACTTTTATTGGAACTTTATCTAATCATGGGGAGTGGCAACGTAGGAACGGAAAACAATTTACAACTGATTCTGATTCTGCTGATGGTTTCCTTGCTGATGCTATAAAAAGAATTTTTAGCGAATCTGCTTATAAAATTAATTGGGTTATTCCTCACGATGAAATGTGTGTACAAACTGAACTAAGTGGAGTCCCTATTGCTTTCACACATGGTCATAAAATATCTGGAAAAGAAATAGATTGGTTAAGAGGTCAATCTATAAAACTATTAAGAGATCATGGTAAAGAACCTAAACTTTGGGTTACAGCACATAAACACCATGTAAAAGTTGATGACTTTGGACCTTGGTGGAGATTTCAATGCCCTAGTTTAGATGGGGGATCAAAATGGTACGAAGATTTAGCCGGCGCTTGGAGTACTCCAGGAACTTTAACTTTTCTTGTAGGTCAGCATGACAAAAACTATTGGTCGGATATTGCCGTTCTATGACAAGCGAAGAATTAGCAAAAGCAATCGGGCATACGATTGCAAATGTACAATCAAGAATTCTAAATATTGGTAAGCAACAATATGATTTAGGGGATAAACAAAAAATTGAATCTAAAAATATTCCACAAGTTTTAGATGACGCTTTAGAAGAGTTAGATGATCTTTTGGCGTATATTAGTTTTACAAGAATTCGGGTGGCACGTCTGCGTGCGTTGTTATCCGAACATGATCCGGTCGATTAGGTCGCCTCTACCAATCGACCGATGATGCGACCCTCCACGAATCCCTACGTGGGGGGTTCGCTTTTTCCCTCACGAAACGCCGGATACCCCTCCCCTCTTCCTTTTTGTATAACGTTGTGTATATGATTGTTATACAAGGTCGAGAGGCGACCGAAAAGAGGCAGAAATGAAATTCACTAAAAAAGAGGGAAAGAAAGCATCCGATATTTATACTAAATGGTTAGAAGCAGGAGTTCCACAAGACATTACAAAATACGAAGCATTTAATTTAACTAATGGTTTAGTTGGAGATCCTTACGGAAAAAACCACTCTTACCAAGCAATTAGATTAATAGAGGTAGCAGTTAAGTACGCGAAGATTAAGGAGGTTAAATAATGTTAAAGATTTGTAATAAGTGTGGGGATCAAAACTATTTAAGTTTAATTCGAGGAGATAAGGATTTACTTAAATTTATTGGAATCGGGATTTGCCCCGATTGTAAAAAAGAAACGGAGGAATAAATTGGAAAGAAAAGATCAGCAGTTAAATGAAATAAGAGATCTATTAAAAAGCCTTTATGGAGATTTATCTACAGAAGCGCTTTTAGGAATATTTTCTACATTAGTAACTGAATCTCAGTTGCAAGTGTTAATAGATAATTTAAAACTAAATCAATTACAGGAAAGAGTCTAATGTCAGAAAAAGAACCGAAAGACAATTTAATCGCTCTTAGATTAAATAATGAACAAATGCAAGAAGTTAAAAGATGGGCAAAGCAACATAAAGCAAGCGTTTCTCAAGTAATTAGAAGCGCAATCGAGATGATGACAGGGGCAAAAAGTTAAATGGATACTATGAACCGAAAGAAACTTAAATCGGCAGAAGTTTTAATTAAATACTCTTGGATGCGAGATCACCTATCTTTTGCAACAACGGATTGTCAAATGGGGATCATCGATTGGGATTTAATAGAAAAAACTAATTGGACTTTTCATCAAGCAATCTTGGTTGAAGTTTTAAAGTTTTTAGTCTTAGAAGAATCTAATGTTTCTTTAGATGATCTAATGGCTTTATATCCTTACGATCGACAAGCCGTCTTAACAGCGCTTAACGTCAAGTTTGCTGTTAATGAACTTCAAGAGAACTTGGAGAAGTAAATGGAGTGTCCACATGGTGAACCTAGAGGAGAAATTTATTGTCCTTTCTGCCGGAGAGAAAAAGGATTAATTTTTATTCCTCCGAATAAACGGCGACCTGTGGAAACTAATGGTGTCAGGGTGTCGGCGAGGCATCCTGTCACCTCTTTAAACGCTGTTAAGAAAGCGTTCCCTAGATCCGGAACTAAGAAAAAATTAATATATGATTTAATAGTTTCTGCCGGCGTTAATGGGATGTGTGATCATGAACTTGAAATTAAAACAGGTTTTCGTCATGAATCAACAAGTGCAACTAGAAATTGTTTAATGAACGATGGTTGGATTATTGATTCAGGTTTAAGAAGAGAAACACCTCAGGGCAATCCAGCAATAGTTTGGGTCGCACTATAAAGTTTTAAAAAGGTGACGGAAGCCTAAATAAATTTCCGGTCGGTCTGATACACCGATTAATCTGCGTTAGAGGCAGATCTGTTTTTCTTGCCGAAATCTCTGCAAGCGTGTAAAGATCTTCGATAATTTACAGAAGCCTTAAAGGTGATTCTGATCCGAACAGCCCAGAATCAAAATAAAGCCCTTTTTAGGCTATTTGGCGCTGTTGGATATAACTTATCCCCTCCCGACCCCTCAAGTCCTTATACAGGGCTTAAAACTGGTTAGGCAGGTTTCTTTATGAAGCCTCCCTTTCCTAAGTTCCTTTCCAAGACTTAAATTCTTTATCGAGTTCGAACAGGCGTTCGATTGTAACGATTTTGTAACGATTATTAGAAAACACTTAAATAAGTAGATTTTGTTATACGAAGAGAGTATTGTTTTATATATCGGGATAAGGGATCTCGAAGAAATAGAAAGAGGCAAAGAAGTGAAATACGAAATAGGAAAGTCAGTTAAGCAACACGCGAATTACGAAAGTTCAGATAGTTGCTTTATTTGTGGCAAAGAGTTAAAAGAAAGTGCTACAGAAATTAAGATCGCTTTAACAGAAAATTACACTTTATCAACTTTACAAGAAATTCAAAGTACTTGGTTTACAACAGATTTTTCTCCAAGAGTTGGTAACGATTGCGTAAAAAAGTTTCCAGTAGAAGCAGTATTCGTACAAACTGAAGACGGAGGCATACATGATTACATTTAAGAAAGTTAAGAACTACCAGTTTTTAGGATCGGAAACAGTTAGACCAAGAAACCAATACATTTCGGAACAAACCGATAAAACCGGCGCACCTCTTTACCAAGCAACTTGGTTAGGAATTGAAATCGGGAAGATGGAAATTCAGTTCAAAGGTGAAGTTATCGGTTACGCGCTAACTGATGAAGAGTGGCGCAATTTTATTCAAGATCACGCAAGAAACAACTAGGGAAAAGGAAAGAGGCAAAGAAATGAAAACAGTAAAATCACAAGAGGCAAATATCGAAAGATGCGTTAAAGAAGTTTCTAATATTTCTAACGAATTAAATGGTTTATTAGAAAATCAAGATTTTGATAAGGCATCCGATTTAGTAATGAAAATCGAAACAGTAGTTAATTACATTAAATATTTAGATAAGTTACAACAGGGAGGTAAATAAATGAATCAATTAACAGACGCAGTAAAAACTAATCCTAAACTTTGGGATTTTTTAGAAGCAGAACAAAGATGGGGAAAAGAAACAAAAGCGCTATACGAGTGGTCACTAAATCACGACAACTGCGAACCCTTTAGAAAGTTTTTAGATCTAATCGGTTACTCCGAAGATGTGATCGGAAGCATCTCCGGTGATTGGAAGAAACCTAGTCAGTTTCTAGGATTTATGGAACTAGATTATCTTGCCGATGCTTTAAAAGAGTACGCAAATAATCCTAGCGAAGTTGAACGCTTTATCGATGAACTATTAGAACTAGAAATTGGAGAATAAAATGTTAGAAATTAGAATCGAATTAAAACTATTTGTTGGAGAGGAAACCTACGTTCTTTCCGATTCAATGGCTTGCGAACCGGATTGCGCAAACTCACACGCAAGCAATCTTGTAGATGTGATGGCAATGAAACTCCAAGGCGCTTTAGAACCTTGTTATTGGGATCACTCCGTAACAAACGGAATCCAGATCGCTGATCACTTTAAAGGAGAAAAAGATGCAGATAACTGAGATAAATCCTTATCTTGAAAAAGGTTGGTTCGTTCTTCCTTTAAAAGAGAAATCTAAGATCCCAAGTTTTAAAGTTAAACATGGTTTCAAAGGTTCTTCTAATGATCCTTTCGTGATCGCTGATTGGTTTAAGAAACCGAATAACTCGAATCTTGGAATCGCTTGCGAAATGTCCGGACTTGTAGTTATCGATTTTGATTTCAGGAATATGACGGAACAGGCCAACGAGTTCTACGGAAATTTTGATCTCAACTATTACGAAGAAACGATGGCAGTTTCTACCGGTGACGGAGTGCATTACTATTTCAAAACCGAAAGATCTCAAACGTTTCCAGGAAAAATAATGGATGGGATCGATATTAAATACAACGGATATGTAGTTGCATCTCCTAGTATTCATCCTAACGGCAAAGAATATGTTTGGAATAAAAGAGAACCAATAGTTTTACCTAAAGGAATAATTCAAGGGAGAGCAAACTGATGGTAGATCAAGGAAAATGTCCAGAGTGCAAAGAAGATTCATTACTGGTTAAAGCAGAGGCTAGAAGAATTTGTTTAAAGTGTTGGGCAATATTTACTAAGGAGGAGAACTGATGCAAATAACTAAAGACACCGATTTTGTTTTAGTACAGATTCCGGAGAAAGATTTAGAATCTATGGTTAGATTTATTGCACACTCTATAGTGCAAAATCAAAATCGTGTACTAGATCTTGCACACGAAATCGTTTCCGGTGATCTAACTAAACAAGATAATTTAGTTAAACAACTAGAAACAACTTTAGAGATGACTAATTATCAAATAGTTTTGTCCGGTGCTGAGGCTTTAGCGCTTTGCGATGAGTTAGCAGAAACTATTTACGCCGAAATCCCTGGACCTGTTATGAAAAAAGAAGAGGGAAAGAAAAAAGATCCTCATCTTAAACTTGTAACTATTTGCGTTCAATGTCATAAAGCAAAGATTAAGGGAACAACTTGTGATGATTGCGAGGTGAAATAATGAATCTTTACGATTATATTGTTTGGGGATGTTTTCTTTTTCTCCTAACACTTCCTTGGACTATTGAATATTTACCACCTAGAAAGAGGGTTAAAAGTGGCAAGCGTTGAAGAAACTCCGGAGGGATGGGTTATAAGATTCGATTCGATCGAAGAGTTTTTAGAAATAAATAAAGATCCCAAACCTTGGACAGAAGATCCTGATTTAGCGAGAAAAGATCGAGCCGACGAAAGAAGATGGGGTTACTAAATGGAATTAATAATGATCCTTTTACAATTAACAACAATGTATTTCATAGTTAAATTGTTAAATAGATGAGTAAATCAAAACAAAAGGGAACTCTTGCCGAAACGGCTGTAGTTCAATTCTTAAAAGATTTCTTCCCTAACGTCGAGAGAAGAGTTCTTTACGGAAAGAACGATAAAGGAGATGTTGCCGGAGTTCCCTCTTTCGTAGTTGAAGTTAAAAACCAAAAAACCTACAAAATTTCTGAGTGGATGGAAGAAACTGAGCAGGAAAGATTAAACGCCGGAGAGCCGTTTGGGGTTCTAATAGTGAAACCGAATAGAGTGGGTGTCACTTCCGTTGGTAAATGGTGGGGAATCTTACCTTTAGATCAGATTGCGAGCATAATTCATGAACTTGAAAAACTGCGCGCACAAAAAACTGAATAGATCACAAATATGTGGAATCTGTGAAGCACCTCAAGGTTGGACCGAATTTGCACAATGCGCTTTAGATGATCCGGATCTTTTATTCCCTGAAGAAACCGATCCGGTTCAATTAGCAAAAGCGAAAAAGATTTGTTCTAACTGCCCTGTTAAAGGTTTTTGTTTAGAACTTGGTTGGTTAGAAGATTTTGGAGTCTGGGCAGGATTTTCTACGGCAGAAAGGAAACGTTTAAGGAAAACTTTTAATCTAAAAGATAAGTCAATTAAGGAACAAAGAACTCTTATCAGAACTATTGCATACCGATTAATCTAAGGAGAAAACAATGGCATTACCAGTAATCAGTTTCACAGGGAACTTAACTCAAGATATAGAAGTATTTGTTACTAAAAATGGTAAAACCGGTGGGAAGTTAAAGATCGCCTGTAATGATAGAAAGTTTGTTAATAATCAATGGGTAGACGGCGACACGATTTTCCTTACAGCAATTATTTGGGGAACAACGGCAGAGAATTCAGTTGTCACACTTGAAAAGGGAGATACAGTTACGATCACAGGGAAACTGACACAAAGAACTTATATAGGGAAAGATAACTTAGAGAAAACTGTTTATGAGGTTAATGCCGAAACTCTTGGTGCTGATCTTAGAAGAACAAGTTACACTAAATCAGGTATTAAAAGAGTCGTCGAGAACCTTAACGATGCTTGGTCTGCGCCTCTTTCTGATAACAATACTGGAGTGAATTTTTAGTGCAACAATTAGATCATGATAAGGAAACGATCTAAGAAGATGGCTAAAATTTATGCTCAAGAACGTGTCCCTTTAGTAAAAAGGTTATTAAGTGAGCGAACTCTTTGTGAACGTTGTGAGCAGAAAAGATCGCAAGATGTACACGAAATTAAATCTCGTGCGCGTGGTGGTTCAATTCTTGACGAAAGCAATCTTGCTTGTCTTTGTCGCCCTTGCCATAACTGGGTTACTGGGAATCCTGAACAGGCGCATAAAGAGGGATGGTTAAAGTGGAGTTGGGAATAAATGCCTAGCGTGTTTGAAACTTTAATAGGGCAAAGAGTTAAAAGTAAGTTATCAGAATATGCGTACGCAAATAACTTTACTGGTTCTCATGAGTCTTTATTAGAATCTATAAACAATCTTGAATCAGTTGTTCGAATCGTTACTAACTCCGTAGCCGACGTTATACAAGGAGAGGTCGAGGTGCTTGCTTCTCGTGATCCTATGGCGACGAGTAAAACTCAAACTCTCTTCATGGCCGGACTTCTTCATGCTCGCGACATGATCACATTAGATAAGTCCCTAATGGGCAAAGTTGATTTAGAATAACCCTATGGCTAAAAGAGGTAAATCTTCCGGAATCACAAACTCCGATAGGAAATGTGGTAAAGCGTGGAAGAAACGTAAAAGAAAACAACGCAAGACCGGTAGAACTATTAACGGATACAAGCCGGCAAAGATTGAACTAAGAAGAATAAAAAGACAGAACCCCATTAAATCCGATAGTGAAGTGTTAGATGACTAACTGTCGCTCTGGTTGTGAAACTCAAGATCACGAAACTTATGCAGATTGTTTAAAAGAAGCAAACATAAGTATTGATAAAGAAAGTTTAAAGGTTAAACAATGACAACTATCGCTGTAGGTTGGACACCTAATCGTTGCGTAATGATGAGCGAATCAGGAATAACCGATGATTCTTATGTGACTTGTCCTCCTATGAATAAAATTGTTCGTCAAGGTGATTGGCTTATCGCTGCGGCAGGGGCAGATCGAGTCTGCGATGTTTTACAGTACATAACTAAATATCCAATTATTCCACCGACTCTAAAGAATAAAACCGATATAGCAGATTGGTATCAATACATAGCGAAAAGAGTTGTTCCGATCATAAGGAAGTCGGCACAAGACGAACTAAGTTTAGAAACTAAAGATGGTGTAGCCGAACTACCAGATAGCGAACTAATGCTTATCACACATGGCAAAGCCTTTTCAATATCTAACACGTTAGGGATCTCTAAGGTAGAACCTTACTGGGCAATCGGATCAGGTGGAACTTTAGCGTTAGGATCTTTAGCCACCTCTTTTAAGAATAAAGATTGGGAAACTAATCTAGAAAACTATTTACACCTTTCGGTAGAGGTAGCCGTCAAGCATGATTCTTTTTCACATAATCCGATCTATGGTTTCATTTCATACCCTAGTGGGAAGATCAAACAATGGGACTATTCCCTAAACCATGCTTAGATTGTGGAACTCTAACTAAAATAGGGAACAGGTGTGACTTACACCAACGTGAACTACAGCAACGCATCGATGAGAAAAGAAAAACAAAAAGAGATCATTACAAAGGCAGTTATCAAACTAAAGCCCGAAAGGTAAGAGAGAACGCAACCCTTTGCCATATATGCAATCAAGGATTCAGACCAGATGATCCCTTTCAAGCCGACCATTTAATTCCAGGAAACCCTATGTCAATACTGCTTCCAGCCCATCGTTCTTGTAACATACGAAAAGGAAACAAATTTAACTAATAACCCCTCCGGTGTAGCATCGGGGGTCGGTAAAAAGTTAAATCAACGGCAACGCACAATCAC